GCTATTCGAGTGAAGGAAGCCATCAACGATGCAATCCGCTCGGTTTACCCGGACCTGTGGGCCGTGGGTACATTCTCCTTCCCCAAGATCTCCGTCGTCTACGAGTACTCGCTGCCAGCAGACGCCGAAGAGATCATCCACGTACAGAACCAGCTCATCGGGCCATCGCATGTCTGGCCGTTCTGCCGATCGTGGCGATTCAACGGACAGGCTGACACAGCAACAGGGCAGCTAGGATCTACCGGTAAGTCTCTGTTCATTGGTGATGATGTGGTTCCTGGACGACAGATCCTTGTGACCTATCAGAAGGAGCCTACAGAGCTGGTCAACTTCACAGATGACTTTGCCACCACGACAGGCCTCCCCGGTACGGTACAGGATGTCATCGTGTACGCAGCATGTATGAAGCTTGCACCGACGCTTGAAGGTTCACGTCTCACACTGAATGCTGTAGAGGCTTCTGAGCGTGCTCAGTACGTCCAGCCAGGCTCTGCGAGCCGTGTGTCTCAGTGGCTCCGTGAGTTGTACCGTGAGCGTCTGGAACAGGAAGCTCGAAAGCTACGTGACCGCTACCCCCGTCCTTCGCACTACGATTTTTAGGACTGCTTATGCCAACTGGTCAGCAGTATGCTACCAATGTGCCTCAGACTACTCTGACAGGCCTTATCAACCCCACAGCCAACCTGCTGTCTGTGCAGTCTTCTTCTGGCTGGCCAGCTACACCTTTCACAGCGATTCTCGATATCGGCACATCTCTACAGGAACCCATCGATGTAACAAACATCACGGGAACAACGTGGACTGTGACTCGTGCTATTGACAGCACGGTTGGTATGACTCACCCTGTCGGATCTACTGTCACACATGGTGACATTGGCCGTGACTTCCGCGAGGCGCGAACCCACATAGATGCGTCTACTGGTGTTCATGGTGCATCTGGTGCTGTCGTGGGAACGACAGATCTGCAAACGCTGTCTAACAAGACTTTCAGTGGGAACACCAACTTCCCAGCAGGGTCCTGGAACAGCCAGGGAGACATCACAGGCCACAGCCTTGCTTTCTCTGGTATCAGTCCTGCCAACAGCCTGATTTCTAGGCTTGCAGGATCCACCCTTGGTGGTCCGCCAGGAGCAGGAACCTATAACACAGCAGATATAGTTCACGATACGAACTACCATGTCTTCTGGATCTGCACTGCCGGTGGATCACCAGGCACATGGACGCCAATGGGCGGACGTGCTCTTATCTTCCAGCAGTCCGGAACAGCGGCATCTTACAATGTCACCATCCCAACACCTGGCACAGCTCCCAACCGTATTGAAGTGTATTGGCGTGGTCGTTCCACAGCCGCTGTGCACAATCAGTCGCTGAACCTACAGTTCAACGGAGACACAGCAGCCAACTATCAGTTCGAACGTGAAGAGGCTAACAACGCCACTGTGACAGCGGCTAGTGCTTTCGGGCAAACGTTCATTCAGATCTCCAGCATCAATGGTGCTAGCAGCACCTCTAACTACAAGTCTTCCGGCAACTTCATCATTGAATGTGTCAACGACAGCACTGGCTTCCCTTCTGCTGTTGGGCTGGGCTGCCTTCACGACATCAACACCAGCGCCTGGAATGGCCGCTATTCTGGCCAGCACACACTTGCTGGTGGTGTCAGTTCTTTTCAGTTGTTCCCCAATGCTGGAAGCTGGGATGCCAACAGCTACATCTCAGTACACGCCGTTTACTAACATGGAGAAGGCATGGCTCTGAGCATCTTCCAGCAGAATACCAACGGCATCGCCCAGCCTTCTCCTGCTGGTATCGCCCCGATTCCGGGGCCGTACACGAATCAGTATCAGCCTACAGATATCACGTACGACTATGCTATCGGCGGGATTCCGTTCATCTCGGGTGAATCTCTCCGTGGCAGTTACTTCCGAAAGATCTACACACGTTCCTTCTCCCCGATCCGTAAGGATCAGTTCGACAATCAGCAGGTTCCCGGTGAGCAGTCCATCTGGGGATGGTGGCTTCGTTCTCAGAGTTCTTTCATCGGTGGTGAAGGTGTCCAGTTCTTGGACACCACTGTTGATCCTAACTTCGGTCAGCGCTACTTCTATTCTGAGAATCTTGACATGTTCAGTGTCCCCGGAAAGGTGACACTGCTGCCCAGCACAGCTCCTTTTACAGGAACCAGTACAGTCGGACCTGTTAAGCTTCGCAGTGCCAACAATGGTCCCGGTGTGGCTGCCGGACGTGATGGTGTTCTTATTCTTGATGTGGGAGCCAAGACTCTGAAGTTCGGCACCACAATTGGCGGTATCGTCAACTACACGATGCCGGGCGGTCTTACCGGCCTGGCAAATACGCTGACAGATGATGGTACAAACTACTACTTCGCTGATCAGACAGGCATCTACAAGGGACTTATCAGCAGCAATGCTGCTGCCACTAAGATCTGGAATGTGCCTAGCACCTCTGGCAACTATGTTCTCGGCTGGGTGAAGGGCCGCCTTGTGGCGGGCCTTGACAACAACGTGTATGAGCTTGTGGGCGGAGCACCTCCTGTTCTGCCCACTCCGAAGTTCACACATCAGAATGCTGCCTATGTGTTCACTGATATCAGTGAGATCGGGACAGCCATCCTGGTGTCCGGCAACGCCGGTGGAGCAATCAGCCAAGTTCACAAGTTCACGCTTGATTCCGGCGGGGCTATGCCAGTTCTGACCTCTGGTGTTGTTGCCGCACAGATGCCTTTCGGCGAAAAGATCCTGGCCATGTACGCGTACGTGGGAACCTATGTGGGCATTGGTACCAACAAGGGCTTCCGTATAGCAGTCACTGATATCAACAGCAACCTGTCTTATGGTCCTCTGATTGTTCAGGATCCGACTAACGTCGGAGTCGGTGCGATTGGCGGAGCCGACCGATTCCTGTTTGTCGGCAACCAGGGTAACAAGCTTGTCCCGCAGGCTGGCTGGGTGAACCCACCTGATGCTGCGAAGCAGGATGGCCTGATCCGTATTGACTTGTCCCAGCAGACCTCCACAGGGGGTTATCCTTTCTGCCATGACAGCATGCCAGACAACACGAATGCTGCTACCGGCAGCATCGTGAACAGCATTGCCAACATGGGCCAGTCTGGATTCCTTGCCTGGTCTACAGGCAGCAAGGTCTACACGAACTACGGCCAAGGGTTGAAGACGACCAGCGGTTTCCTCTATACGTCTAAGATCCGTTTCAACACGCTGGAGCCCAAGCACTTCAAGTATGTCTACCTTCGTCATGAGAACATCACTGACGGCAGCATTGACATCTATGGCCAGAATCCTAACATGCAGCTCACTGCTATTGCACCGGGTGTTGCCGGATCGAGTGTGGCTGCGGCCACAACTCCTTACTTCATCAGTGATATCGGCAATGCCCAAGAGTGGTTCCAGTTGAAGTTTGTGCTTCATGCGGGAACTGTGGACAACACGTTCACACCAGCTCTGAGCGGCTATCAGCTCCGTGGACTTCCTGGTGTCAGCCGTCAGGTTATCATCGAAATTCCTCTGCTGTGCTTCGACCATGAGATCGATCGTAACGGTAATCCGTCTGGCTCTGATGGTTTCGCCTTTGAGAGGTTCAAGGCTCTGGAAGCTTTGACAGCTTCAGGCAACATCGTCCTGCTTCAGGACTTGAACTATAACGATAGCAACCTCGTGATCGTGGATGACTATCACTTTGAACAGCAGTCACCAGAGCTGGCCAAGACAGCTTCCAGTGGCAATCAGGACTCTAATGCCCACGGGGGCTATATCATTGTTCAGTGTCGCGTAGTCGTATAGGTGGTCACATGCAGCCAAAGGATGCTCTGGATATCATCGCATATCTAGTAGGTATCGGAACTACCATTGTGGTAGTTCGAAGCAATGTCAAGAAGCAGACTATCGAGGATCTTCAGACTCTTGTGGAAGCACACGAGAAGACCATCAAGCAGTTGAAGAGCGGCAACAAGTACAAGGACGAACGAATCAGTGTCCTAGAGGAGACAGTCGATGGATACTCCCAGTTGGTTCGAGAAGGATATCTCTCTGGGATCAATCGGCCATCCGGTCGAAACCGTACAGCTATTACTAAGACTACCAAAAACAGGGGTGCTCAATGAGGACACCGTACGTGCGATCCGAGGATGGCAGCGACTTCACGGACTCCAGCCCACGGGTATGGTTGACGCCAGCACAGCGAGAACACTCGGCGAACTTCACTGGGTCTCGGACCCAGAGTCTCATGGCCGACGATATTCGGGCAGCGGAACAGATTGGGTCCGATGGGATGGTTCGAGCGCTGCCCGGACGTTCAATCAGCTATCAGACAGCCTTGTCGATGCTGGGAATGGATGATACCGAGTGACTGTATTCTATCCAGACTATAGCTCCTTCCAGGGACAGGCCAACCCTGCTGGTGCTCCTGCCATCGTGGCCAAGGCCACAGAAGGCAACTATTACCGGGATGCCGACTATCAGTGGTACAAGGATGCGGCTGACAAGCTTCATGTTCCTTTCTCCGGTTACCATTTCCTCAAGGCTGAGATCAGCCCTGCTGTCCAGGCAAAGTACTACTTCGATTTC